GAACCAAGAACCTCTTGGTCAATTTCAGCAGTAATCTCTTGAGCCAAAGCGGCCATGATTTCTGCTTCAACATCGATACCGTGCATAGACTGTGCGTCTTGAGCGGCTTCAAATGTCCAACGAGCTTGTAGCTTACGTGTTTTTGCTTCAACTGGCTGCTTGAGGATTTGGATGGAAATTTTATTTCCGCCGCCGCCTTCTTTGCCTGCTGTTGTATCAGCTTTACCAGTAGTTAAACTACCAGAATATGCTGTAGCAATTTTGAATGGGCTAAGTGCTTCATCACCTGCTAGTACGTCTGTATCAAACGGCGAACTCGCTGTAGAGTCTGCTGCTTCTGCATAACGAACACGTAGTGTGTGAATTTGGCTTACTGGGCCCTGCATTGGTTGAACACCAACAATTTCGTTGGCGATAACTGTTGGCATAACACGACGAATAACAGGTAAAATTACTCTGTTTAGTGTTGCCATGTTACCAGAAGTTGTAGCACCGGATGTTGCTGCTTCTGATAGGTAGCTGCGTGTGTTTTCTAAAACAACGCTCATTGCGCTGCGGCGGTTGCCTTCTAGACCTTCTAGAAGAGCATCTTTTGTTGCGCCCCAACGGCCTTCTAATAGTACGTCTGACATTTTATTGTCTCCTAGATACGTTTATTTTAAGCCTGCCAATTTACGAAGTTCAATGACATTAGTGTCATCAGCTTCTGTAACCTGGCGTTTTACTTCTTTGTCACCTGTAACTACTTTACGGCTCTCTGCAACCATCTTCTTTTCAGATTTTGGGGCTGATTTGCCGTCTAGTACTACTGGAAGATAACGATCGTATGCAGCTTGTAGTTTGCTGGTTTGAACGCTTTCTAGAAGGTCGCGCATTACTGCGCCTTTGTCTTTATTGAGTGGTTTTAACAAATTGTTCATGACTTCTTTACGTTGTGTCGTTTCAGTAATCATGTTAATTTCTTTTACCTTGCTCTCAACAAGTTGATTTTTCTCTACAATCGCTACTTGTGCTTCTGTTAGTTCAGCTTCCTTTGACTCCAATGACTTTTTAAGGTCTTTGATTTCTTGATTTTCATTAAGGTAGCTTGTACTAAATTCTGCTGCAATTGATTCAAAAACTTTACGACCAAAGTTATTCTCTTTGGCTGTACCGATATCCTCACGTAATTGAGTGATCTCAGCTTTTAAATGTTTAGCTACGGATTCTTTAACAAGTGTTGCAGAAGTTTCAATAAACTTCTGCTTGAGTGTCTTAAACTGACCACGTGCTTCTTTAACTAGACGAACTTTAGTTTCAACAACATCTTGACGATCTTGTTGGAAATCTGAAATCTCTTCTGCTAATTGGGTTGTGATGAATTCTTCTAATTTTGCAACATGCTCTGTTTGGGCATGTCTGTCAGCATTGAGTTCATTTATCTCTTCTGCTAACTGCTTGACTAAGAACTTATCAAAAGTTTCTGTAACAGTCTTCATTCTACCGACAAATTTTGCACGGTCTTCTGAAAGTTGTTTCTTCTCTTCTGCAAATTCAGTTAACTCAGTTGTTAAGCTCTCTGTAACCATTCGATCCAAAGCTTCGACCATTACGGATTTATCATGCTCATAACGTTGAGCAAATTCCTCACGGAGTTCTACTCTGACCTGCTCTTTAGATTCAACTAACTTAGATGCCCATGCCTCTTCAATTTGAGTACGGGTTTCTTCGTTGATCAGGTCACTATCCAATAATGGTTTGATAGCATCTAGCATTTTGGTCTCCTAGATCTTAAGATCCTTGATAAGACGCATTACTTCGTCCTTCAAGTATTTTTGTACTTTAGCATTGCCACTTGCTTCTTTGGCCATTTCAAGTACAGTGTGCCCATTGCGCATATTAAGCAATCCTTCATAAATTGCTTTAGGATATGCGTTTGGAGCACTTGGTTGTGCCACAATATCTACTGTGACAATCTCGAAACCTGCAACGTTTCCGGTAGATTCATTGACTTCGCCACTGCCTCTACTGCTTACGCCCAGTTTAACGTTACTTTCCAACATAGTCTTAACTAATTGACCCATTGGAGTAGGTAATATCTTTAATTTTCCAAAGCCGTTTGGCCCATCCATCCACATGCTTTCTATCATATGGCTGACCCGATCTAAATTAATCTTTAGATCATCTGGATGATCAACCTCACCTAGCACACTATTGCCAGTTGAGACTTGATCGTTGAGTTGCTTGACGGCATTGGAAATTTCAGTAACAGGGTAAACACGCTCGTTTGCGTTTTTTACCCCGCCCTGAATACAAATGCCTTTCATATAGAGATCCTTACCATCGTTGGCAGACTCTGTTACGATTCCCGCTTGATCGAATGTAAGGGTTTCTCTAAGATAGTTCATATACGATTCCTATCTTACACTGCGCTCTGTTTAGCGTCGACGTTTCCAGCAACTTTAGTTTGCTTTGCTGCTTTTGGTGGTGTCATGCCTTTTTCAGCAGTGCCTGGGGAACTAGCTGGTTTAGCTTCGCCATTATGTGGCTTAGATTTTGCATTTCCCACTGGACCCGAAGCTTTTTCGCCTTCTTCAGAATTAGATGGATGAGCAACTTTTTCAGTGTACTCACGTACAACAGTTTGATCAACTTCTTCTTCCATTTCTTCTGCTTCGTCCATTTCTTCTTCTTCAGGATCCATTTCCATTTCTGGCTCGTCCATGTCCATTTCTGGTCCCATGTCCATCTCTTCTTCACCTTCGTCGTCGCCCATTAACTTTTCAAATTCTGCTTTGAGTTCGTCAAGTGCATCTTCGAGATCAACAACGCGATCTTCCATTTCCTCTTCGCCGTCGTGAGCTTCAAGAGCAAGACCTTCTTCGTCTGCTGAAATATCGTCAATCATTTCCTCAGCGGCATCGCCACCAAGTTCTTCGTCGAAATCACTTTCGTCGAAATCACTTTCGTCAATTTCTTCGTCTGTTTCTTCTACTACTTCTTCAGATTCATCAACTTCTTCATCTTCATCAACTACTTCTTCTTCGTCAATTAGTGATTCGTAAATACTTCTGGACTTGTCCACGATGATTTCGTGAAAAAGGTCTTTGGCTTGATCGTTCTCTTCTGAGATGATAAGCTCAATTAGCTCATTAAATTTGTCGGACATGCTTAAGACTCCTTGTATATGTTTAAGGCATTATAAACTATTTAACTACATAGTTAATATGTAGTGGCGAACAGGGCATTTTTGCCCCAAAAGGGTAATTTTTGGGAATTTAAGGAGATTTTCTTTAGATATTAGACAACTTCTGGCGCTGGAGCTCCAAATTGTGTTTTAATATCACCAAGGCTATCCTGATACTCAGATGTTTTTACATCACGAAGTTTGCGAAGTCTAGAAATTTGTTCAAGGGTAAGTCTAGTTTTACGAGTATCAGGCTTTTCAGCACGACTTAAATCCTGGGCATTATCATGCCTAGGGTTATCTTCGTCTTCAGTAACAAAATCTTTAAGTAACACAGTAGTCTCCTTGTTACTGTATTTATTACGTAACTGGAGGAGTTGCTGGCTCTGGAACTGGGCTATCAGCACCAGCGGCATCTAGAGCACCGTCGCCGCCTTCTTCACCGCCACCTGCTGCATCAACTCCCTCTTCAGGAGGTGCTTCTGGTGCAAAGTTTTCAAGGTCTGTTTCTATTCCGCCTGGGGTAATTCCTACACTACGCATGTTTGGAACATCAGCTGTCGGAGCTTCGATGTTTTCTTCTTTCCAAAGTTTAGTGTTATCGCTCATCTCTTCTTCAGACATTCCTAAATAACGCTGTAATAAGAAACGTTTACTCAAGTATGGGAAAGCCTCAAGTTGGGTAAATGTACTAATCCTAGAACCATCCATTTCAGTTTCGCGATATTTGCTAAAGTTCTGTGGTTCGTTAAATCGTAGTTCAAAACTTGAGTTGTCTAGTTCAAACCCGCGCCATTTAAGGAACATTTTAAACTCTCGATCAAATGTCTCTGCAACTAAACGCTGAAGTCTTTTGCAATATTCGTTAAAGCGATGTTCCTGTATAAGTGCAGTACCAACTCGTCCATCGCTGTATGGTTGAGCACTGTCATCTGGACCTGTGGGCAAATAGCTACTAGGGATACGTAATCCTCTATATAATTTATTAGTAAAGTACTTCAAGTCGTCAATCTCACCAAGGTTAGTTCCTCCTGGTAACGTCTCAACTTTTGACCCTCGGCCTTCTGCCGTTTGTGGAAAGAAGTAATCTTCATTAGTGCTTAATGGATTATATGTAGTGTCCATAATGCTTGTTCCGCCGCCTGTTTGGCTTGGGATACGTCTTTGATGTATTTCGTTCTTAACACGCTCAACAAATGCCATGGCCATGTGTGCTGGCATGTTACCAACATCTACATAGAATACACGGCGTTCTGGCGCACGTTGAATACGATAGATAATAATAGCGTCTTCAAGTAATTCTTTTTGTTTGAAAACTTTAAATATGTTTTCAAGGATACTATTGCCAAAAGGCCAGTTAGCATCAAGACCCTCTGTTAGACTGCAATGCACAACGTGATTAGCATCAACGGCTGTTTCATTAATGCTTCTATCAAATCTACCTGAACTTGAACTTTGGCTACCATAAACAGTGCTTGCTTGTATATACCCACTCTGCT